TTACCGACTGCGGCCTGAGTTTTTTAAGTGACGTAAAATCGTGTTGAGGCCAACGCCCATAATGCGGGCGGTTGCCCGGCATCCAACACCATTCATGGCCATATCAATGATTTTCTGGTGTGTACCGGGTTGAGAAGCGGTGTAAGTGAACTGCAGTTGCCATGTTTTACGGCAGTGAGAGCAGAGATAGCGCTGATGTCCGGCAGTACTTTTACCGTTACGCACCACGCCTTCAGTAGCTGAGCAGGAGGGACAACTGATGGAGATGGAAGCCACGGGAGCACCTCAAAAACACCATCATACACTAAATCAGTAAGTTGGCACCATTACCTGTTGGAACTTAACGTAAGTATTGTCCAGACCTTGATGAACGTCAACAAGATTGATAGCTGATGCACTTCTATCATCAGTTATCAGAAAAGCACCGAAGTGCCACGCACATTGGAAGGAAAAGCATGGTTTCAGCCATCGCCAACCAAACATCAATGCGATTTCTACAAGTTTTCAGGCTCCAGTCAGGGTGATTCTTTTTTAACTGTTCTGCCATTTTCAGCTTGCTCATTCCCAGCCCTTCATATCTTTGTCGGAGGATACAAATCAATCCCGGATGCTCTGCCAACACTTTACTAATTACCCGATCGATACATAACGCCTCGGCATCAGTACAATAAGCCAGCCCGCTCTTTTGCTTGCTGTTGATCATCTCACGCAAAAACGCTTCCAGCTCAGTTTTATCAATCCCTGATTTTTTTATTCTGCGCAGAGCTTCATTGATCGCAGTTTTTGTAAGTGTTTTGGATGCCAGCAACTGATTGAACATATTTCCTGGTTTGCCACCACCTATGTACGACCAACGCCCCCACATCCGTAATTTCCCCTGGATCCAGACGGCTTCCAGCGTTTTTAGACGTAAATGCTCGCCGCTTTTGCCTGTAATTTCCGGATATATCATATTTACGATCACTCACTCTCAATTTTGTAAATCTTCACGCCCAGCCGCCCCCCAGGAACGCGCTGACCGCGCACAATATTGATTTCATCAAACTGCTCGTCGTCTATGAGAAGTCCGGCATGCGTCAGCGCATCCAGTGGTGCTTTCAGGATATTGTCCAGGTCACGACGACGTTTATCCGGTGGCTCTGCAATAATCTTTATCGCCAGCCTTCCGGACAGGTTTAATTTCAGCCGCTGCTGGCGAACAATAAGCGCCACATCACGGCGATAACGCTCACCGGCTTTTGATACAAAATATGTGCTGCCACGACGTCGCCAGTAAGTGTTCACCGTTGGCGGGTAAGGCAAAACAAATTCTATGCGTTCAGTCATTCATGCTTTCCACTTCAGGACACCCGAATTTCTCGCGTGCATTAAAAAACGAATCAGCAACAACAGCTGGCTGCCGTGTTTTTCTTCAAAATCTTTTACCCCGGCGTGTAGTTCGCTATGGCATTTACGGCACAGCGGAATAACAAACAAATCATCAGCCTTTGTTCCCATCCCTCCCAGTCCATGACCAATGATGTGATGCGGATCATCTGCCTGATTGCCACACGTCATGCATTTCTGCGTTTTTACCCAGCGCGTGTATACAGGCATCTCTTCCCGTTGTGGTTTCTGGCGCTGGAGATACTGAGCCGGTGACTCCGGATCAACGGCAATGCTGACCACCGTCTTTTCCTGTGGTGGATTCTGTTGCTGGTGGGCGTGAGGCAACGGCGCAATATTTTTTGTGCGCTGCTTCAGTATGCTGATGGCGGTCTGCTCTCCCGGTACGATGTCGCTCTCGCGGTATACTGAGCGGATTTTTTCACCCGGAAGCTTCAGGATTCGACGCGCCATATTTTCGGTCATGGCATCCACTACATCATTTACAGAAGCCCAGCAGCACAATTCAGCCAGCGATAATTCCCGCTCCTGCGTGCCATTCACTGCATGGCGTATGACGTCAATCATCCATGCTGACAGGTTTTGATGAGCAAGTTGCCCGAGTGATTCGGAGGTCTGGTCACGCAGCTGGTTGTCGCAGTGCCAGCACAACACCATCGCGCCGGTACCGTAACGATGTATGACGATTTCACTGTGATGATAGTCACCATGAGGCCACTGGCAGGATTTAACGTGGCGTAACAGCCAGTCAGACAGCGCACCAGCACCGCCAGCAGCACGAATCACCCGCTCATCGCTGAAAAATGGCAGTAGTGATTTATCCTCCGCCAATGGCTGGCGAACGGCAGGAACGACTCCGGACGGCAGACCGCGCATGCTTTTCGGTTCCGGCTCCACCAGTACACGACCGCTGCGGAATACCTGCATGGATTCACGACCAGGCTTAAGGACCACCAGCCCAAGTTCCGGTACCGGAACAGATCGAAGTAATACCCGCACGTTACCTCCAGATCCGTTGCTGGAATGTGCGGGACGGACGCGGTGGGCGTTCGGAATAAGGGAGTCTGACGTAGATTATCCAGTGACGATAATCGAGGGTGAGGGCTTTCCTAAACTCATATCCACGTCTGCGGTAGTTATGAATCAGCCATTCGGCCTGTTCTTCAGTACATGGTGGGTGTTGGTACCAGTCGGTTTTAAATGCGTGTGAACGCCGCTCATGCCGGATGGCAAGGTCGGTATCAGAATTGTGAAATTTGGTTTTGTGCGCCATCTGTTTTCTCTGCTGGCGCAGCAGGTGTCAGGTGTTCAGGCTGACGTGCGAATTGTAAACCAGAATGCCAGGAAAAAACAAAACCCGCCGAAGCGGGTTAAGTGCGGGTGCGTTGAGGATGCCTGACACATCAGAGGTGGCGAGGGATTCTCCCCCGCCTGGTCTCTTACTCCTCAGGTTCGTAAGCTGTGAAGACAGCGACCTCCGTCTGGCCGGTTCGGATTCGTACCTCGCAGAGGTCTTTCCTCGTTACCAGTGCCGTCACTATGACGGTTAAACAGATGACGATCAGGGCGATTAGCATCGCCTTTTGCTGCTTCATAGCCTGCTTCTCCTTGCCTTTCGGCACGTAAGAGGCTAACCTACGTGTGTAGAGCATAGATATGGCCTCAGATTAATGTTAAGCGTCTTGCAGGACGCGTAATGTTAACTGGGGCTTTTCTCTATCTGCCTTTTGGTGTTCATGCCTGAGACAGATAGCCTCAAGCACCCGCAGTCATTCTACTTAACTAAGATTTCCCCGCAAACCGTTTTTGTCCGGCACAGTAAATATCCAACTAAACCAATGGCGTTCGCTGTATTTACCGCCAGTATTCAATGCACATGACCGCCATGAACACCCCTAAAAAAAGGGCATTTATATATCCAAATATTAATATCAAAACATCAACTTTTTCCATATACCTTGCTGTGAAGATGATGGGCATACATGATACGAACAACCAGAACGCAACAAACAAAAACTGCAATGCGTTTTTCATTATTCCTCCTACAATCAATGTGCAATTACATTTAAACACACCTCAATTTGGCCGGATATATAAATATCTAAACCAGAAAAAATCACTTACATAGCGTTACAAACTCTTTAGTCTAAATATTCATCGTAAAACATTCCCCATACTTATCAGCCCGTTCTGCGCCAGGTAGCTCATTGCCTTATCTGGGAATCTGTAATCAGGTTTCCGGATGCTGGTGGATTTTCGCGTTTTAGTTGTTCATAAAAGTGCACAGCTTTAACCAGTTCTTCTGATGTAACCGGGACTGGCGGGGCAGTGAATAAGGCCTGAATTTCATAGTTCGGCCTGTCGTTACAATCCTCTTTTTTCGGTACATATTTCCAGTCACCAGACCACTACTTCCCCTGAAAGTCCGTAACGCCTTTTTTTTCACGTAGCGATATCGCCATGCCACTGTTTTTGCTTGCCCCGCCGTTTCATGCCCTTCCTGATAATTAACCTCGCTCATTCATCGCCCCACTCATCACAATATGCTTCGACCGGAGTTTTTCCTGCTTCATAATCATCACGCCATGCTTCAGCATCAGCAGCACTGCCACCACGTAACTCTGCATAGTCCATTAACAGTTCATGCCATTCTTCAAAACTGACGTTGTATTTAGTTGAACCAAAATCAGCCATTTTGTTCTTCCTCTTCGTCTTTTATTTCGTGATATGAGTAATTGCAGTAGTTAAAGAAAATATCTTTTGCTTCGTCATGTATTTCATCAGGCGTCGCATCATCATCCACTTCGAATTCATCCTCGAAATCTCCACCGGCTATTCCCGTTTCAATAATTATTTTAAACTTTCGCATTTAACTACCGCCCTTTCGGGCGGCCTCCTGATGTTCTGAGGGTGCAGAAATCCCTCCGGTTAAGGATTAAATTTTTAACAGAGCTAAATTTAATTATTCAGTTCTGGATTTTGTCGCCCTGCGTATCCGCGCTTTCGCGTTACGCTCAATCTGAATTAGCTTTTCTATATTTTTTCGCCTTTCCCGCTCCTCTTGACGCAAGAGCCTTACATCATCTGCCAGTCTGGTTTCTCTTTTCGCCACAGAGAGCATCCAGTCAAATGGCTCCACAACTGCACCGCAGATTTTACAGCGGACCTGACGCTCTTTTTCGTCAACCCGGACAGAGGCGTGATGACAATATGGTCTTTCCGATGGCTCATAAAGAAAATTAACCTGATTACGAGGGTCATCCTCTTTTACCGGAAATAAAACGATATTGCTTAACTCATCCTCTGGTTTTATTTCCATGCTCCTCTCCTTTGATGCGAATGCCAGCGGTAATTGAAGCCTGATAGCTAATTTCACTCACAGTACCGCCTCCTGAAAATTACCCTGATAGAAAGCCAGTACACGCTGCATAGCTTCACTCTTCCGGCACTCGCGACAGATTATGTTTAGGCGACTGTCGTAGCGACGTATTTCTCCGTCAGGTGATGACCAGATAAGGTCCGGATCAACCACAGCAGGTTTCTTCACCTTTGCCCTCGAGAGTTTTTTGCGGGCGTTTTGCCAGTCCTTACGCGCCTGTTCAGAGGGGAATAACCCGTAGCCGGAGTTGTATACATCGCCGCTGGCAACCAGCTCTCTGGCCAGAACGCTCATCAGATATCTTGTTGCCCCAGTTTTAGTTTCCAGTTGTCGTAACGTCTCGCGCCCACTCTGGCGTACGAGTTCAACAACCTGCCCTTTAATTTTTTCCCGCTCTTCTTGTGTAAAAACTTTTGCCACAAGCCCTCCTGAAAATTACCTCATGACCAGAAATTAACACTTACCCCCTGAAGCCCGGCGGAATTTCAGTGTCCGGTTCAGAAATGTGATTCACGCAACGCTGCGCAGGCGAACGCCCCAGGCGGATAACCAGTTCATCCCATTTTTCCCGGAGTTTTGCCGGACTCATGATGTTTTTTACCCAGAACGAATCCCGCTGGAGACGCCCAAACATTTCACAAATTTGTCTGTGAGTTCTGCCATCCAGCATCCGCATTGTGCGAACGTCATTGGCCCATGCTGTCCAGTTGGGTTCTTTCGGTCTAGTGATCTCGCCATCATAGCTGGCCGCCTGCTCGTAAAGACTCACGATTCGTCCCCAGATCCACTGTGCGCACACCAAATCTTCCTGACTTCCCCACTGGCGTTTTTTCGCACTGAACACAACCGCGTCAGGGTGTCGGGTTAAAAAATCCTGTTCAGCCGTCTGCGGGTCCGGTTGCGAAGCGTCCGGACAAGAAGATCTTTTATCTGACGGATCAGGTTTTAATACTGACGGATCGGGGTCAATCATCGCCCCCCTAATCGGCAGTTTTTTATCAACAGTTGATCCATCAAAATTTGACGGGTCAACCGTTGAGGGGTCAATATTTGACGGGTCAACTGTTAACGGGTCATTTTTTGCCGGGCTAATTTTTCTTTTCGGTTTATATGACTCACGCGCCGCCGCCGCAGCTGCTTCGAGTTTTTCCACATTAAGTCGATAGATATTGCTTACATTACGCCCACCGACCTTACGCTCTTCCTTCGTCAGCCAGCCCTCTTTCGCCAGTTCTGCAATAGCCGATTTCACTGTGGATTCACTTCTTGCACCGATCTGACGCCGGATAGTTTCAATGGCAGGCCATGACACGCCCTCGTCATTGCTGTAGTCTGCAAGACGGGCCATAACCGCCACCCTGGATAAGATCATGCCGGTGAAGGCGCACCCTTCCCAGACAAGACCATGAAGCTTGCTGCTCATAAAACCCCCGAACACCGTGCTTTTAGTGCATCACCACAGCATTCCCTGCCGGGCCGCCGCGATTCATCTGGTCATACAAAACAACCGCTGACGCAACAAAATCGTCGACATCCTTCACCAGCCGATCCCGCCGTTCGACAATCTCCCGGTAATACTCAGAGCTGTGACTGCGCATACGGGCCACCAGCAGAGGCGGCATTGCCTTTTCGATCGCCGGTAACAGAGCCTGAATTTTTTCAACAGCATCAGGGGTGTCTTTATCCAGCCAACGGAAAATTTTCTGTGTATTACGGGCCAGGGCTTCCGGATGGCTGTCGTCGTACAGTTCAGGGAACGTCATCCCCAGTTCGAAATAAGTCCGGGCTATTTCAGCTGCAGGAACTTTCTCACCATCAGGGTATGCCCAAGCATTCATCGCCATGCGGATGTGCTCATGTTTGATTTTCATGAATCATTTGCCTCTTGATGCTTCGGGTATGATCGTTTTCGTCATTTGGTTGCTTCATCGACATATTCTGCGAATAACATGACGAGCGTCGTAAGTATGTCCAATCAACATCAGGACGAAGTTCTTCACACAGGACACCACCTTTTGTTGCTCGTTCAATCGCAGGACATCTCTCAGCAGGCAACTGACGTACACCTTTGATCCATTGATTTACGCTTGGAGGAGATACACCTAAAAGCCTAGCCATTGCTGATTGCCCACCGACAACAGCACAAGCTCGTTTGAATGAATAGTTATCTTTTTTCATCGAATGAACTCCAAAAAACACGCAACAATATTAGGCTTAGCCTAATGCAATTGTCAATAGGCTATGCCTAATACATCGAGAGTAGGGATTGCCTAACGCGATGCGCATAGGAGACTATTAAGCAATGCTTAGTGGTAAAGACTTAGGCCGAGCGATTGAGCAGGCCATTAACAAAAAAATTGCATCAGGAGCCGTCAAATCAAAGGCGGAAATCGCACGTCATTTCAAAGTCCAACCACCATCAATCCATGACTGGATTAAGAAAGGTTCGATAAGTAAAGACAAACTTCCAGAACTATGGCGTTTCTTTTCTGATGTGGTTGGTCCAGAGCATTGGGGGCTTAACGAATACCCCATACCAACCCCATCCACTTCAGATACAAAAAGTGAACTTTTAGACATAAACAGCCTTTATCAAGCCGCCTCTGATGAAAAAAGAGCAATTGTGGCTTTCCTCTTATCTGGAAATGCTACGGAGCCTAGTTGGGTTGATCATGACGTTCGCGCCTACATTGCCGCAATGGAAATGAAGGTAGCTAACTATCTGAAAAATCAAGAATCAAAACGGAAAAGCCAGAACATCACCAAGACAGGAACTTAAACTTATATGGTCCGACGGGAAATTCCTAGTTCCCGTTAGTTAACTCCTACTACCTCTCCCACAAACCATCACCTATTAGGTCGCGCCCAAATTATTAGGCATAGCCTATTGACAAGTAATTAGGCATTTCCTATAGTTTTCCCATACCAACCCATCCCGTCCCACACAATACAGGGCAATACCTCGAGTTACCAGGCAGTGGTCAGGGGTTAAGTAGCCAGCCCGAGGCGTAAGAACATGACGGCAGGGTTCAACTTTAATAACTATGCAGCAGGTTTTTGTTCCGCTCCCCCGGCGTTAAGGGGAAATGAGGTCAGCATGGATACTATCGATCTTGGCAACAGCGAATCTCTGGTATGTGGCGTGTTCCCCAACCAGGACGGCACGTTCACCGCAATGACGTATACCAAAAGCAAAACGTTTAAAACCGAAAATGGTGCCCGTCGCTGGCTGGAAAGAAACTCAGGTGAGTGATATGGATTTCGACACAATCATGGAAAAGGCTTACGAAGAATACTTCGAAGGCCTTGCCGAAGGCGAAGAAGCTCTCAGCTTCAGTGAGTTTAAACAGGCGCTTTCCAGCTCGGCAAAATCTAACGGCTGATAAGCGAAGCAGCACCGCGAGGAATCAGTATGCAGAAACGAGAACCCGTCATCATCGCGCCAGACTATACCGATGATGAACTTTATGAGTGGATGCGCCAGAAAATTAATGCAGCGCAGGATCTGAAATGGGCCAATGAAGCCAGGACTAAGCAGGCTGAAAATCTGTCCGCTCTGGAGCAGGATATCACCAGGCTGGAAAAAGCAGCGGCATTAAGCATTGCCAGAATGGTTACATACCCGCGTTAATAGCTAACCAACGAAGCTAAGGTTGGTAATTAAGGAGTTCTCCACGGGTCAGGTGGAGTGCGTGCGCCGGACACGGGTGAACATCCGGCACTGACAGTTTACTGAAAGGATATGTCCCTGAAAAGTCAGGGCATAAAGCGAAAGCGCACGGCGAAATTGGTCTCTCTGTACGGTGTCGTTAAATTTAGTTCGACCGTGCGCTTCCGGTTGTGGCACTCCGCGAAATGGCGCGGCGGTAAGTATGGCGGGGTTATTCCTTCCTCCGTTGAGGACACCGGGTTGTCAGGTTGACCATACGCTTAAGTGACAACTCCGCTGCAACGCCCTCTGTTATCAATTTTCTGGTGACGTTTGGCGGTATCAGTTTTACTCCGTGACTGCTCTGCCGCCCTTTTTAAAGTGAATTTTGTGATGTGGTGAATGCGGCTGAGCGCACGCGGAACAGTTAAAACCAAAAACAGTGTTATGGGTGGATTCTCTGTATCCGGCGTTAATTGTTAACTGGTTAACGTCACCTGGAGGCACCAGGCACCGCATCACAAAATTCATTGTTGAGGACGCGATAATGGAAACGTTATTACCAAACGTTAATACGTCTGAAGGTTGTTTTGATATTGGTGTTCTGCTCAGTAACCGGGAGTTTACGGAAGATGCCATTAAGATGAGAAAATATGAACCTTATCTTCTCAATGATAATTCCATACTTTCCAGAATTGCCCTTCTTGAACTTGGTATTATCGGAGAACAGCAGTGACTTCAGCATTTGCACTGGTGATGACCGTTTTTCTTATAACGGGTGAGCCACAAAATGTGATTACCGGAATTTATGACAGTAAGTCATCCTGCATTCAGGTAAGGGACGAACAAAAAATCCCCGGTGAATGCCTCCCGTTAAAAAAAGTATCGCTGAACCTGAATAACGAAATACCGGCTGGATAACCCGCCAGCCATATTAACGCCATACCAACGGATTAAAAATGCCAGCAATGGCAGGGATTCGTTCACCCTGAAATCTGTAATGAGGTTAAAACAAAATGAGTAAAGTCTTTATTTGCGCCGCCATTCCGGACGAACAGGCAATAAAGGAAGAAGGTGCCGTCGCTGTAGCCACTGCCATTGAAGCCGGTGATGAACGTCGCGCCCGCGCAAAATTTCACTGGCAATTCCTGGAACATTATCCGGCTGCTCAGGACTGCGCTTATAAATTTCTTGTCTGCGAGGATAAACCCGGTATACCCCGCCCTGCCCTCGATTCCTGGGATGCTGAATATATGCAGGAAAACCGCTGGGATGAGGAATCCGCTTCCTTTATTCCGGTCGAACCAGAATCCGATCCGATGAACGTCAATTTTGACAAGCTGTCCCCTGAAGTACAGAACGCTGTCATGGTTAAGTTCGACACATGTGAAAACATCACCGTTGATATGGTTATTAGCGCACAGGAATTGTTGCAGGAAGACATGGCAACATTCGACGGACATATCGTTGAAGCGTTGATGAAAATGCCAGAAGTTAACGCCATGTATCCGGAGCTTAAGCTGCATGCCATCGGGTGGGTTAAGCATAAATGTAAGCCTGGTGCCAAATGGCCCGAAATTCAGGCAGAGATGCGCATCTGGAAAAAACGTCGCGAAGGTGAACGCAAGGAAACCGGAAAATACACGTCTGTTGTTGATCTCGCCCGCGCCAGAACCAATCAACAGCACACTGAAAATTCAACAGGAAAAATCAGCCCGGTCATTGCTGCCATTCATCGCGAATACAAGCAGACATGGAAAACACTGGATGACGAACTGGCCTACGCTCTCTGGCCTGGTGATGTGGATGCCGGAAACATTGACGGCAGCATCCATCGCTGGGCAAAAAATGAAGTTATCGACAACGACCGCGAAGACTGGAAGCGTATCTCGGCATCAATGCGCAAACAGCCTGATGCCCTTCGCTACGACCGCCAGACTATTTTTGGCCTTGTCCGTGAACGTCCGATCGACATTCACAAAGACCCTGTGGCACTGAACAAATACATTACTGAATACCTGACTACAAAGGGCGTGTTTGAAGATGAAGGAAGAAATCAGAGCGCAACTGATACTCTCTCGTCGCCAGTACCAGAAACTGATGCAGTGGAAACGGCAATTCCGGACAACGAAAAAACCGAATGCAAAGTGGAAGTCGAACCATCTGTAGAGCGTGAAGGGCCGTTCTACTTCCTCTTCACCGACAAGGATGGCGAAAAATACGGTCGCGCAAACAAACTTTCTGGTCTGGATAAGGCGCTGGCTGCCGGGGCTACTGAAATCACGAAAGAAGAATATTTCGCCCGCAAAAACAGTACATACTCAGGTTCACAACAAAATACTGGTGCATCTGACACGATCGCACAACCAGAGCCGGTAAAAGTTACCGCTGACGAAGTAAACAAAATTATGCAGGCAGCCAATATCAGCCAGCCTGACGCCAATAAGTTGCTTGCTGTATCACGTGGTGAATTTGTTGCAGGGATTAGCGACCCGAATGATCCGAAATGGGTGAAGGGGATTGAAACCCGCGATTCAGTGAATCAGAACCAACAAGAAACGGAACAGAACGGCCAGAAAGCGGAACAAAACAGCCCAAATGCGTTACAAAACGAGCCAGAAACGAAACAACCTGAGCCAGTAGCGCAACAGGAACCGGAAAAAGTCTGCACCGCCTGCGGTCAAAGCGGTGGTGGCAACTGCCCTGATTGTGGCGCGGTAATGGGCGACGCAACATACCAGGAAACATTCGATGAAGAGAATCAGGTTGAAGTTCAGGAAAATGATCCGAAGGAAATGGAAGGCGCTGAACATCCACACAAGGAGAATGCTGGTAGCGCTCAGGATCACGCCAGCGATAGTGAAACTGGCGAGACGGCAGATCCCTTAATTGCGATGAACGGTCATCACGTTATCACATCCACCAGCAGAATGTGGCACCACATGATGATCAACCTTGAAACCATGGGAAAAAATCCCGATGCCCCGCTTATCTCAATAGGTGCAATATTTTTCGATCCGCAAACCGGAGATATGGGGCCGGAATTTAGTAAGACCATCGATATGGATACTGCTGGCGGAGTCATTGATCGTGGCACCATTAAATGGTGGCTTAAGCAATCACGGGAGGCGCAATCTGCCATTCTGACCGATGAAATCCCGTTAGATGATGCACTGCTGCAATTGCGGGAATTTATCGACGAAAACTCCGGCGAATTTTTTGTTCAGGTCTGGGGAAATGGAGCCAACTTCGACAACACGATTTTGCGCCGTTCATACGAACGGCAGGGGATCCCCTGCCCATGGCGTTACTACAACGATCGCGATGTACGCACAATCGTTGAGCTGGGGAAAGCCATAGACTTCGATGCCAGAACGGCTATTCCATTCGAAGGTGAGCGCCATAATGCACTTGATGACGCCCGTTACCAGGCAAAATACGTTTCAGTTATCTGGCAAAAACTGATCCCGAATCAGGCTGATTTTTAATGTTCAACCCCGGTCGTTGCCCACCAGCTATAGTGGCGGCGACCATGATTAGCGAACGACGCTCATGGCAAGACTTATTCTGCTCACTGAGTGGGCAAAAGAGGAATTCAGTGAACCGGTCCCTACTCCGAGTACGTTAAGTAAATACGCTAAAGCCGGAATGATATTTCCTCTCCCCAAAAAAGTTGGGAGACGCTGGCGAGTGGATCCGCAAGCTCGCTTTGTCGGAATGGTAAACAAGCCGGAGGTGATCGCCACAGATCACCCTGCTTTGAAGAGGATACTGGAAGATGGCGCGCCCGCGAAAATATAAAACCGATGTTCCGGGATTATCTCCGTATTTTGACAAAAGAAATAACAAAGTTTACTGGCGTTACAGGCATCCCATAACAGGCAAAAATCACGGTCTCGGCAGTATTGACCAGAAACTGGCAGAAACTATTGCAGCAGAAGCGAACAGCCGTCTTGCCCGGCAGCAAATGGAACAAATGCTCAGTCTGCAGGAGAAAATTATTAGTGATACCGGCGGTTCATCAACCGTTACCATTTTTCTGAATAATTACAGAAAAATTCAACAGGAAAGATATGAAAACGGCGAGATCAAACTCAACACGCTGAAACAGAAAGCGGCCCCTCTCAGGGTATTTGATGAACGTTTTGGCACCAGACCGTTAGATGCCATAACCGTAAAAGATGTGGTATCAGTACTGGAAGAGTACAAGGCCAGAGGACATAACAGAATGGGACAAATTTTCAGGAAAGTACTGATCGATGTTTTCCGGGAAGCTCAGCAAACGGGCGATGTCCCGCCAGGCTTTAACCCTGCAGAATCGGCAAAAAAACCGCAGGTGCGGATATCAAGACAGCGACTGACTTTTGATGAGTGGATGATGATTTATAACGCAGCGGAAAAGGATGGTTACTTTTTACAGCGCGGTATGCTGCTGGCACTGATGACAGGCCAGCGCCTTTCAGATATTTGCAAAATGCAATTTTCGGATATCCGGGATGGTTATCTTCATGTCGAACAGCAAAAAACAGGAACCCGGATTGCCATCCCTCTGGCTCTGCGTTGCGATAAATTAAATCTCACCCTGGATGATGTAGTGTCATCCTGCCGCGATTGCGTTCTTAGTCCGTGGCTATTGCACCACCATCACGCGAAAGGGACAGCTAAGCGCGGCGGGATGGTTAAGCCAGCAACATTAACCGTTGCATTTAAAAAAGCCCGGGATTCTGTGGATTACAACTGGCGTGCTAATGGCACCCCACCCTCTTTCCATGAGCAGAGATCTTTATCAGAGCGATTGTTCAGAGAGCAGGGGGTTGATACCAAAATTTTGCTAGGCCATTCGAATCAAAAAATGACCGATATTTACAACGACGCACGCGGTAAGGAATGGAAAAAACTGGTCATTTGA